GCAGATAATGACATTAACGCTATTAGATCCACTGGCATGTTACCAGAGGGTTACACAGTTAATGACTTTTTAACTGATACTGATGCATTCTTCATCTTAACAGATGCTCCAAGAGGGTTCATGCACTTCGAAAGAGTGCCATTAGCTACTCAAATGGAGGCAGATTTTGATACTGGCAACATGAGATTTAAGGCCAGAGAAAGATACAGTTTTGGATTCTCTGATCCAAGATGTGTTTTCGGATCAAAAGGTGCATAATTTAAATTCCTAATCCTCATCGAGCAGGAATGAAAGGAGCGACTTTACAGTCGCTCTTTTTTTATGTTATAGTTTTTTAATACCTTGACGAAGAATTAACTTCGACATTGGCCAAGACAAGGAGATTCATATGGCTAATACAACTTTTTCGGGTCCAGTCCGATCAGAGGGTGGTTTTACATCAGTAAGTAAAAACGCTACAACTGGAGCATTCACTACACAATCTAGTATTAATTCAAGCGGTATTGCATCTTTTGATGCTAACACAATGCCAACAGAAGCTGGTACTGGTATTACTGGTGGAACAGGAACCATTTACAGAAGTTCTGTTATGAGATCAGGTGGTATCATCACAACAAGAATATTAATAGATTTAACTGGTTTAAGATCAACTGCATCTGGCGACATAATTGGTGTAAATGGAACATCTAATGTTTGTCACATTGGTCAAATTACAGCAGCTAGAAATGGTACAATCTTAACAGGTAGTATGGAATGTTTTGAAGCACCTGCAGGTGGTGATCCAGACATTAACGTACATTCTGCCACAGAGGGCACAGGTGTTGAAGACGGAGCGATTGGCGATTTAACTGAAACATTATTAGTTAACGCTGGTGATGCAACACTTGGAAGTAAAGTTTTCTTTACTGCTCTTCCTGCTGCTGACGAGTTTTTATACTTAACACTTGGTGATACAACAGATGCTGATTATACAGCAGGTAAATTGTTAATTGAATTAATGGGTTACGAAGCTTAGTTAGGAGAGTGATATGGCAGGTCGTTCAGACGTACGAGCACTCACAGTTAGTGATGAAAATGCAGCAAGCACTACAAGAATAGCTGCTGCCGCTAGACCAGCTGCAGCATTTACTTTAGCTAACACCGATCATGCGGGTGGAGCAGGAAGAAATGTGACAGTGACAACAACTGGCACTGGAGATAATGCAAAAACTGTTACTGTTGTTGGCACAGATGTTTTTGGCAACGCTTTGACTGAAGTTATTACTTCAACTGGCTCTGCTGAAACAGTGGCAGGAACAAGTATATTTTTGTCGATATCTTCAGCAACTTGTTCAGCGCAATATGCAGCAAACGTTTCTGTTGGTTCTGGATCATTATGTGGACAAGCTATTTTTGGTGGTAGAACAAGATTGAAAGGTTTTTCTGTAACATCTGGAGGCACTGCAGGTGATGTTGAATTTTTCGATGGCACACCAGAAGATGGCACTGTTTTATTTAAATCAAGAACAAATGGGACTGCTAATACTGTGATTGATAGAAATATACCAGACGAGGGTGTGTTGTTTGCAAGTGGAATGTCTGTGAAGTACACAGTTGACGTTTCAGATATGATGACTTTCTTCTTTGCATAGGAGAAACTATGTCTAGAAAAAAAGACAAACAACCACCTAAAACAAAAAAGTATTTCCGCCCCACTAAAAAAGGGGCGGGAATGACCAAGGCTGGCGTTGCTCGATATAGAAGAGAAAATCCTGGTAGTAAACTAAAAACTGCTGTTACTGGTAAAGTTAAGCCTGGTAGTAAGGCAGCTAAAAGACGTAAGTCTTTTTGTGCTAGAAGTGCGGGTCAAATGAAAAAATTTCCAAAGGCGGCTAAAGATCCGAATAGCCGTTTAAGACAAGCAAGAAGAAGATGGAAGTGTTAGATGACAAGTAAAGAATTATTAAAAATGTTGGAAAAACATGAAGAAGTTTGTAATGCTAGATTTGATGGTATTAATCAAAAACTTAATAAACTAGACAATAGATTATGGATGATAGTATCATTAATTATAGTTGCTAGTGGTTTGGAGCAATTAATATAATGACTATGGGTCGGTCACAAATGGCAAAACAAGTGACCAATCCGCCAAGAAAGAAAAAGTGGAGTGCCAAAAGAAAGAGAAAGATCAATTGCAAACGACCTAAAGGATTTTCTGAAAGAGCACATTGTGCCGCTAAAAAAAGGAGAAGTGGTAAAGGGTAATCCAGTTAAATACTGTGTTTACTGTAAACATAAAAAATGGTCATGTATTTGTAATAAACAAAGGAGAACATAATGCCAAAAGACGCATGTTATCATAAAGTCAAAGCTAGATATAAGGTTTTTCCATCAGCTTATGCATCAGGAGCTATAGCTAAATGCAGAAAAGTTGGTGCTGCAAACTATGGCACTGGTGGTAAAAAGAAAAAGAAAACAAAAAAAGCTGCCGAGGGTGGAGTAATTAAATTTTCTAATGGAGGTGGTGTAAAAGATCTTGATATAGATTTAGTAACCTCTGGAAAAATGAGTGTTGAAGAATTTTTGAAAAAAGCAGAATCCAATATAAAAAAAGGCATGAAAGACAGAAGTTTTAAACCAAAATTTACTGCTGATTCAAAAGGTAATGTAACTAAAAACTTTTCAAATGGTGGTGCGACCATGCCAAAAAATAATAGAAAACGTGCTACTAAAAATAAAAATATAGCACGAGGTTGTGGTGCTGTAATGAGAAGAAAAGAAACGTTTTACGCATAATGGCAGTTAGAAAAACAAAAGCTGGTTTAGCACTTAAGAGATGGTTCAAAGAAGATTGGAAAGATCAAAGAACTGGTAAGAAGTGTGGGAGACAAAAGGGTGAAAAAAGAGGCACGCCTTATTGCAGACCAACAAAACGTATTTCTAAGGAAACACCAAAAACTGCATCTGAGATGACAGCGGCTGAAAAACGTAGTAGGATAGCACAGAAGAAGAGATTAGGACAGCCAGCGGGTAAACCAAGAAGAGTTAAAGCACTAAAAAGGAAAAAGAAATGAACAAAAAAACTGCACTGAACAAAGCTATACAAAATGTAAAAAATAAAACAAAAGCTAAATCTAAAACAAAAGGTAAACTAAATCCTGGTCTTCAAGCTTTCTTAAATAAGAAAAAGAAAAAAGCTAGTAACAAGAAAAAAATGGCTTAAGATATGACAACATCAAGTTCAAGAGATTTTAATTTAGATGTAGGAGAGGCCATAGAGGAGGCTTATGAGCGTTGTGGTCTAGAGATGAGAACTGGATACGATGCAAAAACTGCACGAAGATCTTTAAATATAATGTTTTCTGAGTGGGCAAACAGAGGATTAAATCTTTGGACTGTTGAACAAAACACTCAAGCTTTAACTTCTGGCACTGCGTCTTATACATTTAATGCAGATCACACAGACTTGTTAGAAGTTGTTATTAGAAGAGGTGGCACTGATTTTAGTTTATCAAGAATGTCTAGAGGTGATTATTTAAACTTACCTAATAAAGATCAAAGTGGTAGACCTAGTCAATATTATTTTGACAGAAAAATAACACCCTCAGTTATTTTGTGGCCTACTCCAGATTCTAGTTCTGATAGTTTAATTTATTACTATGTCCGTAGAATACAAGATGCAGATACCTTACAGAATACGAATGACATTCCTTTTCGTTTTTTACCTTGTTTAGTTGCAGGACTTGCTTATTATATATCAATGAAAAAAGCACCCGAAAGAATACAAATTCTAAAGAGTGTTTATGAAGAAGAATTTCAAAGAGCGAGTGATGAGGATGAAGATAGAGTACCACTTAAACTCACACCAGATATTAAATACTTGAGGGTCTAATGGCTAGATTTGCAAGTAATAAAAGAGCATTTGGATATTCAGAACGTTCTGGTTTTCGTTATAAATTAAAAGATATGAGAAAAGAATGGAATGGTTTAACTGTTGGATACGATGAGTATGAGTCAAAACACCCACAACTAGATCCTATTCGTGTAGGTCCAGATCCACAAGCTTTGAGAAATCCAAAACCTAGAGTAGAGTTTATTAACGCAAAGATAGAAATACCAATTTTTGATTTAAATACTTTAGTATTTAATCCTACACCAAAAGCGATTGGTGAAGTTGGAACAGTCACAGTGAGCATAACATGAGTTTTACTTTAACAACACTAACTGCCTCAATCAAAGAATGGACAGAAAACGATGAATCTACTTTTGTAGCAGAGATACCTTTTTTTATACAAAATGCTGAAGAAAGAATATTTAAATCTGTTGATTTAGATTATTTTAGAAAAAATGTATCTGGAACATTAACAAGTGGCAACAAATTTCTACAAAAACCATCTGATTATTTAGCAACTCACTCTTTATCATATGTGAATTCAAGTAGTGAAAATGTATTTTTATTACAAAAAGATGTTAATTTTTTACAAGAATACTCACCAAACCCCTCCACAACTGGTTTACCTATTTATTATGCACAGTTTGATGTTGATAATTTTATTGTAGCTCCTACACCAAATAGTAATTTTTCAGTTGAATTACATTATTTTTACAGACCTGCATCACTAACTACTGATGACTCTGGCACAACTTGGATAAGTACAAATGCACCAGATGCTTTGTTATACGCTGCTTTAGTTGAAGCGTATACGTTTATGAAAGGGGAAAACGACTTAATCCAACTTTATACTTCTAGATATGTAGAATCTCTTGCACGATTGAAAAATTATGCAGAGGGTAGAAACTACTCAGATAGCTATAGAGATGGATTAGTTAGACAGCCAAGAACTTAATGAAATTAAAAAATAAAAGCATCGCAATTGTCGCACTAGGTAATAGTTATTCAGAATATATATTAGCTAGAATAAGAAGCGAAAAGTTTGACGAAGTGTGGACTATCAACTCTATGTCAGGAGTCATTTATCATAATAAATGTTTTATGATGGATCCACCTTCAAGATTTTTAGATTCTCCTAATGCTGGTAAACAAACAGACATAATGACAGAAAGACTTTTAAGTAAAAAAGATATACCAATTTATTCTTGTTGCTTAGATAAAAGATGTCCAGATGTGGTAGAATTTCCTTTACAAGAGGTTATACAAAAAACTGGATATGCTTATTTTAACAATACAGTATCATATTCTTTAGGTTACGCTATCTCACAAGAAGTTTCAGACTTACATCTTTATGGAATAGATTTTACTCACAAAGACGTAGCCTTTGCCGAAGCTGGTAGGGCCTGTTGTGAATTTTGGTTAGCAATAGCTATTTCAAAAAAAATAAAAGTTCATATAGCGAACAGTTCATCTTTGCTAGATATGAATGTCCCAGACGATGAAAAACTCTATGGTTATCATAGACTTGATGATCCACTTGTTTCTATGGCAACAGAAGGCAGTATGTTAATAACAAGAAAATCAAAATTAGATCCACCAGAGCCATTAGATTCAAAACCTAATTTAATTGGTAGAAACGATATAGCTGGTGTAAGTTATGAGGAGAAAAAAAATGTTTAGTGTCAATGTTTCAGAAATAGGTAGTGTAAATGTTATGACATCACAAAAGGGAGGATTAACAAATGAACAAATAGCAGATTTAGCAGTTGATAAGATAGCAGGCATATCAGATCAAGCTCCTCCTCATGTAAGACAACAGGCTAAATTATTTAAAGAACAACTTAAAGGAGTTTTGTATCATTATATATTATTGGCAAGAAGAGAGGAACGTGCTAGTATAATTCAAGTTCTAAGATCAAGTGGTCAAAAAGAAACGGCTGAATATATAAGGAGACTTTAATATGGCTATAGCACAAGCAATGTGTACTTCCTTCAAAACAGAGTTATTGACGGGTACACACAATTTTGCAACAAACGGCAATGATTTCAAATTAGCACTTTATGCAGAAGGTGGTGGCGGTAAATCATCAACTACTGCAACATTAGGCGCAACAACAACTGCTTTTACTACTACTGGTGAAGTAGCAAATAGTGGTTCTTATTCATCTGGTGGTGGGAGTTTAACAAAAGTTGCTCCAACTAGTTCTGGTACGACAGCGTTTACAGATTTTTCTGATATAAGTTTTACAACAGCTACAATAACTGCTATGGGTGCGTTAATATACAATGACACTAATAGTAATAAAGCTGTTTGTGTGTTGGATTTTTCAACTAATAAAACATCAACAGCGGGGACATTTACTGTTCAATTTCCTACTGCTGATGCGAGTAACGCAATTATAAGGATTGCTTAATTTAACAACTGTAAGGTAAAGCATGTCATATACTGGATTAACTGGCTGGGGTAGAGGTGCATGGGGAGATGGTGCTTGGGATGAACCCACACCTGTTCCAGTTACCTTAAGTGGTGCAACTGGTGCTGTCGGATCAGTTACAGTTGTTCCATCCATAGAAATTTCTGCTACTCAAAGTGCCATTACTGGTGCCATTGGCTCAGTTACAGTTGTTCCATCTACACAAGTTTCTGTTACTCAAAGTGCCATTACTGGTGTTGTTGGAACAGTTTCAATAGTAGGTAATTCTAATCTTTCCACTACTGGTGTTCAAGGAACTACTGCTTTAGGAACAGTAGGAGTTGGTGCGGGAGCCAAAGTTTCCACAACTACAAATGTCGGTACTGGATCTGTTGGGACAGTAGGCATTAGTGGAGGTGCTTCTGTTTCTCCAACTACTGTAGCTGGTACTGGATCTATTGGATCAGTGACTATTGTAGGAACTTCTGTTCTAAGTTTAACTGGAACAAGTGGAACTGCATCGGTAGGAACTGGTGTTGCAATCATTGATGTTAGTATTTCAACGACTGGTGTAACTGCGACAGGTTCTACTGGAGAGGAAAATGTTTGGAGTTTAATAACACCAGATCAAACAACAAGTTTTTCAAATATAACAGTTTCACAAACTCCAAATTGGAGTGAAATAGCAGCGTAAGGATAATAACATGGCAAGTACATTCGTAAATAATTTAAGACTCGAAGAAATGGCTACTGGTGAACAATCAGGGCAATGGGGTACTAAAACCAACACAAACTTAGAACTTATAGGTGAGGCATTAGGATTTGGCACAGAAGCCATAACAACTAATGCTGATACTCACGACACAACAGTGGCAGACGCAACTTCTGATGCAGGAAGAGCAATGTTCATTAAATATACTGGAACACTAGATTCTGCTTGTACCATAACAATCAGTCCAAATACTATGAAAAGAGTTCATATAATAGAAAATGGAACTAGTGGATCGCAAAACATTATTATATCTCAATCAAGCTCTGGAGCAAATGTAACAATAGCACCTGGCACAACTAAAGTTGTATACTTAGATGGAGGTGGGAGTTCAGCGGCAGTTGTTGATGCTTTTGCACATTTAGCGGCAGTTGATCTAACTGTAGACGATGATTTAATAGTGTCAGACGATGTAACTTTGAAGTCAGATGGTGCAGTGCTAGGTTTTGGAGCAGATACGGATACTACTTTAACGCACACAGATGGCACTGGTCTCACACTTAATAGCACTAATAAACTCACATTTGGTGATGCCGCAACTTTTATTCATCAAAACGCTGATGGTAGCATGACTATATCTGGTGAGGCAAATATTGTGCTTACAGCATCTGATTCTATATCTACAACTACTTCAGGAACATCAAATGTAAAACTTGGTGTTAACGCTGGAAACAGTATCGCAAGTGGTGGAAATTATAATGTGTTTATTGGAGATGAAGCAGGAACTGCAATTACTACTGGCGACAATAATGTTGCAGTAGGATTTGAAGCACTCAGTACAGAAGACACACATAGTAGAAATACCGCTATTGGTCATCAGTCATTAAAAACTCAAGATGCAGGAGCTAATGCACAAAGCACAGCAGTTGGTTATAATTCAGGAAAAGCAGTTACTACTGGAATTGAAAATGTATTTATTGGAGCTTCGGCAGGAGAAAGTGCTACAACTCCAATCAGGAGATGCACTAAATGAGGGGATTACAAATGTTGCTTTTGGATATGGTTCATTGACCTCTGACACAGCAGGAAACAGATCAACTGCATTAGGTTACAACACATTACAAAATCAAAATTTTAGTAGTTCTACAGACTCTAACAATACAGCAGTTGGATTTCAAGCAGGTATAAGTGTAACAACTGGAATTAATAATACTTTTATTGGCAGTGCAGCAGGAGATGCTCAGACAGTAGCAGATAACAATACAGCGGTTGGGTTTGAAGCATTAAGCACAAACGTCAATGGTAGTGGAAGTGTTGCTATAGGTTACAGGGCATTAAAAACACAAAACTATGGTAGTGCCACAGATTCTTTCAATGTTGCAGTGGGAAATGCCGCAGGAACAGCAGTAACAACTGGTACTAAAAATACTTTTATAGGTCATCAAGCGGGAGATTCAATCACCACTGGTTTTGAAAACACAGTGCTTGGTGTTTTTGCTCTAGATAATGAAACCACTGGTAATGAAAATACTGCTATTGGTGCATTTGCTTTATCTGATTCTAATGGTGGTAGTCACAACACAGCAGTTGGACAGAATTGTTTAGCAGACATAACAACAGGTGACCAAAATACTGCTATGGGAATAGATGCAGGTAGACTTGCTACAACTTGTAATAATACTGTCTTGATAGGTATCTCAGCAGGTGGCAATGCTGTAATGACAGGCAACAACAATGTCTGTGTTGGAAATAGTGCAGGTGCAGAAATAACTTCTGGTGCAAATAACATAGCGATTGGTAATGATGCAGGGAGAGCGGGAAAACCAGGGGGAGCATTAATAACAACAAGTAATAATATTTGTTTGGGTGATTCATCTATTTCGGGTTTTCATTGTCAAGTAGGAGTTACAATTGCTTCTGATGAAAGAGATAAAACAGAGTTTAAAGATTTAGATTTAGGTTTAGATTTTGTTAATGATCTCAAACCATATACTTATAAATGGGATAAAAGGGTAAATTATGGCGATAGCTCTGAAGAAGGTTATGATTTCAGTAAACAAGTTCCTGATGGTACACACAAAGAAGATTGGCTTGATATAGGTTTTAAGGCACAAGATGTAGAGAAATTAGAAAAAGAAAAAGGTTATGATAAAGATAAAAAAACAAATTTATTAATTTCGTCTGTTGATGATGGTAAACAATATGGCATGAGGTACGAAAAATTTGTTCCAATACTTGTTAAAGCAATACAAGATTTATCAGCACAAGTAACAGCATTACAAGCTGAAGTAAAAACATTAAAAGGATAATAAAATGATAGAAGAAAAGCCAAGAACAACAGAAGAATTAACACAAGCACATAAGGCTTGTTTAGATGGAGTAGATTTAATTAATGTTGTGATTGCTACCCATGCAAAAGGCAGTGATGCAACTGATACAGACTTTGGATATGACTTTACACATGAAAAGAAAAAAGAGATTGTAAATAGAAATTTAGGATATTTAAAGTATCAAAAGACATTAACTGATTGGGGTAAGGAAGATTTTACAGTTATAGACAAAGCTATAACTGATGCTGATGCCTTTATAGGAGATTAAAATGAGTGATGAAAACGTGTTAAGTTTGGATGGAAAATCTTATAAAGAAGAAGAATTAACAGACGAACAAAAATATTATAAAGAACAAATCACTGACTTACAAAATAAAATTGTAAGGGTTAAATTTGAATTAGATCAACTTTCTGCATCACAAAGTCATTTTCGCAATTTACTCGTTAATTCACTAAAAAAAACAATGGACTCAATAGAAAATAGTAAGGATAGCAAATCCAAAAGTCAAAATGTAGGATAATAAATGCCCATAACATCCTTAAAATTTAGACCTGGAATTAATAAAGAAACAACTTCCTATTCAAACAAAGGTGGTTGGAATGATTGCGATCTTGTTCGTTTTCGTTTTGGATACCCCGAAAAATTAGGTGGTTGGGAAAAATATTCTACCAATACTTTTCTGGGTTCTGCAAGATCACTACATGCTTGGGCAAACTTGCAAAGTAATAAATATTTAGGCATTGGCACAGAAATAAAATTTTATATTGAAGAATCACAAGGTTATAATGATATAACACCACTTAGACGTAAAGTAGTGAATGGTGTTGTAGTATTTGATTTAGATGGTGGAACAGTAATTTCATCGGTTTCTGGGAATGTGGGAACAAGTGAATTAGGATCAGTTATTGTTTTTGGATCACAAGATGTTCCTGTTGGTGCACTTACACCTGCAACAGGAGAGATCGGAACAGTTACAATAGATATCCCACCAACCGCTGCTAATTTAGCCATGACCACGGCAGTAGGAAATGTAACTGTATCGATAACTAATGAAGCAACTGTTACTGTAGGTGGTTCTTAATATGGCGATTACTTTTACATCTGCAACCGATAGCACTAGTGTTACTGTTAATGACTCTTCTCATGGAGCTATAGAAGGTGATTTTGTAACTTTTAGTAATGCAGCCACAGGAAATTCTACTTTAAATACTCAACTTGATAATGAGTTTTCAATAACATCGATTACAGATAGTAATAGTTATGTTATTACTTTAAGTTCTAATGCAGCCGCTGCTTTGTCTAGTGCTGGTTCGGCAGATGCTGAATATCAACTTAATAAAGGTATTAATACAGTTGTGCCTGGTGATGGGTGGGGTGCTGGTACTTGGGGAGGATCACAACATTGGGGTGATCCTGCTGGAGAAACTGCTGGTGGTGGCACTCTACGTTTGTGGTCACAAGATAATTTTGGTGAGGATTTGATATTTAATCAAAGAGATGGTTTTGTTTTTTATTGGGATAAAACCCTTGGTACTAGCACAAGAGCAAAAAATTTAATAGAGTTATCAGATGCTGCACCAACTAAATCTCGCAAAGTCATTGTGTCTGAAAGAGATCGTCATGTAATATGTTTTGGTGCAAATCCAATAGGTCAAACGGCACAAGATAGATTACTTATACGTTTTAGTTCACAAGAAAATCCATTTTTATGGACACCAACTGCTACAAATACCGCTGGAGATCTAAGAATTGGTTCTGGTTCTGAAATTGTTACTGCCGTTAAAACAAGAAGAGAGATTATTGTTTTAACAAATACATCTATTCATAGTATGCAGTTTATTGGGCCTCCTTTTACATTTGGTATAAATCAACTTGCAAGTTCCATAACAGTTAGAGCATTTAACTCAGCAGTTGCAGTTGGTGACGCAGTTTATTGGATGGGATATGATAGATTTTATATTTATGATGGTCGTGTTCAAGTTATACCTTGTTCTGTAAGAGATCACGTATTTCAAGATTTTAACGAAACACAGTCAGGTAAAGTTTATGCAGGTGTAAATTCAGCTTTTGGTGAGGTGTTTTGGTTCTATCCATCTGCAACTAATTCTGCTGCAAATGGTGGCACAGATGAAAATGACAAATATGTAGTGTATAACTATGATCAAAAAATATGGTATGTAGGTAGTCTTGTTAGAACATCATGGATTGATAGAGGTGTTTATCAATATCCAATGGCAACTGATTCTAATCTTGTTTACAATCATGAAAAAGGCAATGATAACGATGGAACTGCTTTTACATCGTTTATTGAATCAAGTCCTATTGACATACAAGATGGTGATCAATTTGTATTTTTGAGAAGAATGATACCTGACGTAAGCTTTGATAACAGTGATACTGGTATTAGTAATGATAATAAACAAGCAATATTTTCATTGAAAGCACAAAGAAGTCCCGCAGGTGGATTTATTAAAACGTCTACAAATACTGTAACGTCTTCCACAGAATTAAATCATTTAAGATTGCGTGGAAGATCATTTGGCCTTAGAGTAGAAAGCACAACACAAGGCGTGAATTGGAGATTTGGCACTCCAAGAGTTGACATAAGAGCGGACGGAGATAGATGAGTAGGCAGTTAGTACCACCAAATTTTTCTTTACCACCAGATGAATATGACGTTCAATATTTTAATGAAATGGTAAGAAGTTTAAGTCAGCTTGTTACACAATTACAAAACCCTGGTGAACTTAGAGGAACTAAGATTACTTTGACGGATTTACCTACAAGTGATACTGATTTAGAAGTAGGTGCTTTGTTTAATGATAATGGAACTATTAAAGTAAAGACATAATGCAAACTGGTATAAGTAGTTTATTAAATTTTAACGATCCAAATACTGGCATGGGTTACAGTTCTATTGAAGAACTTGAAGATGCAGTCATGGCTAAAATGAATCCGCCAACTAATAGTGGTGGTATTCGAGCTTTGATGGATGGTGGATCTCCAGAGTTTGGTGGTATATTGAAGGGCCCTGGAACTGGAACCTCGGACAGTATACCAGGTATGATATATCAAGATGGTAAACCCGTGCAACGTGCTGCATTATCTAATAACGAATTTGTTTTTACAGAGAAGGCCGTAAAAGGTGCGGGTAATGGAAACATAGACAAAGGCATAGCAACAATGTATGATCTAA